TAATACTATTCGCTCCATCTACAATACATTTAAGAGAGCAATGCTTCCTACTTTTGGTGGTAGTGTTGGCAAATCTTCAGATGGAAAAGGCGGTGGACTGATAGGAGATCTAGGAAAAGCTGGGTCACTAATGACTGTACCTAAAATTGTACAGGTTCAGTTCATGACTGGAGCTAACATGAATACATATGTACCCCAGTACAAACCATGTGCTATCACACAGGTTGATCTCACCCACACTGCAGATGGTTCTTGGGCTGCATACACAGGTGGCATGCCAGTTGCTGTAGAGATGGCAGTAACATTTAAAGAAACCAAACTCATCTTCGCAGACGAAATCAAAGACGGGGAGGCTACCTTCTAATGCTATTCAACATGATCCCAGACATCAGATACGATGTCAAACCAGTAAAGTATCCTTTCTCGGAATCAGATTTTGTAACTGCAAAGAACTTCTTCAGAAGATACAAACTAAACGATGATGTTTTTGATTATGCATTGTACTACAATAAGTATGCAATCATAGAGGGAGAACGCCTCGACAATGTTGCTGAAAAATTCTACGACAATCCAAACTTTGATTGGATCATTGCAATCACAAACAACCTAGTCAATCCTCTGTTTGATTGGCCAATGGATGAGTATACTGTGAGGAAGTATGCTGAAAAGAAATATGATGATCCTTACTCCGAGATTTTATACTACGAGACCAGGGAAGTAAAGACTGATCAGACAATGATCTCTGATGAAAGTTATCAAAGGAAAAAAGTTGTTGCTCTAGAGGGTGGTCTAAAAGTATCGAAGAAGTTCTACGACAGTTCTTTCACATACTTTGATGGGTCTACCAATGTAACGGTGCCAGGTAGTTCTGTATCATATGCAGTGACTGCACTAGAGCATGAGATAAAAGAGAACGAAAAGAAAAGAGAAATTTATATCCTGAAGGGTGATTTGATTCCAGGATTTATCAACGAGTTTAAGTCTAAAAACAAGTACATCAAATCTTCAGACTACATTTCAGTTAAGCTTAAAAAAACGGGGGTGTGACCCCCCGTTAATCTTATCATTCTTCAGCGAGTCGCTGGAAGTATGAGAGTGCATCGTCATCGTCTGACTCACCAGTGGAGACAGTAGGTGCTGGTGCTTTGGGGGTGATATCAGGAGCGTTAAACCCACCAGTGGTAGGGATAGGATCCTCATCCTCCTCGTACTGTGCCTGTTGGACAGGACGTGAGACACCGAGCACAGTATTCATACGGCTCTCGATCTCATCATATGCTTTGAATTGATCGGCAGTAGTGAATGCTTCCAGACTGTATGCTTGCTTCCAGAGTTGTTCCATCTCGTCATCATCAGCACTCAATGCAGAAGGTGCTGCGAACTCGGAAGCATCGTAGTTCCAATAACCACCAATGGTACGGATCTTCAGTTTGAAGTTAGCACCTTCCCACAGGTCAAAAGGATTGACAGGGGTTTCATCATCGAACTCGGGTTGCATTGCGGCAAGAACCTTGTCGTGGATCTTCTTGCCATACTTGTAGAGGAACACCTTGCCTTCGTTGTCAGGATTAGCAGAATCCTTGACGACATAGATGTTGCTGTAGTAGGAGAGTTTACGCTTGCGATTGCGAGCGATCTCCTTGTCGCTCTCGACTCCACTGTTCCAGAGTTTGTTGTTGGCGGCACAGACAGGGCACTGCTCACCTTTAGTGGTGGGGCAGTTGTCGATCAACCAACCACCTGGACCTTGGAAGGCGTGGTTGTAGAGCTTTGCCCAGGGGAGGGATTCACCCTCGGGTGCTGGCAGGAAACGGACGACGGCGTAACCATTACCAGTAGCGTCAAGTGCGGGCTTCCAGAGTCTCTCGTCGCCGCTGCTGTTTGCATTGGTGGACTTCTGAAGTTCCTTCTGGAGGAAATCAAAGTTGCTCTGGGACTTGCGCTTAAGTTCTGCGAAATTAGACATGGATGTTTTGGATGTTAGGATGTGGCTTATGTGACCCCCGTCACGATCGTATTATAACACAGGCAGAAGTCGGGGTCAATACCCTTCTGCCTTGAGTGTGTCTCTCATGACCTCGATCTTTTCGACCAGCTCATCAAAGACAACGTTAGCGTCCTCGTCTTCGGACGCCCCAAACATGACAGCAGCTTGTTTAATGCTGTCTGCCATGTCAATTGCCTCGGGATCATCAGACAACTTCAGTCTAGTATAGAAGACCTTCTGCTTGACGATCATCTCTTGTAACACATCGAAATATTCTAGTTTTCTTTCGGGAGATAACGCAGGAAATGTCATCGCTGCTCTCATACAATACTCTTGCATGGTTGCAAGTTCTTGTAGGTCACCTTTGACCATCTCCGACTTAAAGAAATCAGTCATACCAACAATAGTTTAGCTCTACTAGTTTTCTTAATGTAATTTAGTTTCTGTGCGTCGTACTTAAGTTTTTCCTTAAGTGGTTTGCTAATGAGTTTAGGAACTGATTCGATCTCAATGTCATGAGTCTCGCAGTAAAACACGATTGCATCAATGTAGTTCATTGCATTATCAAATGCAATTTTCTCTATGTCTTGAGAGAATTTTGCAGTAGTCATAAATTTATCCTCCAGTTTGTCTAGCATATTTTCCCTGGTATTCTTGGATGTACTCTTGTAATTTGAAAAGATATTCTTTCTTGGGCGGCATAACTTTCACTTGAGTGTCACCATTTTCACAAGCAACAATAGTAACCAACTTCTTTACTGACAAACCATATACTTCTTGCAGCATACATGCGTAGCCACATTCTTGTACAAAATAGTCGTAAAGGTATTGCTCCTTCTTCGGTGCTTCCGCTGTCTTGAAATCAATGATGGCAAGTTCCCCCTCATACTCTGCAATGCAGTCAACTCTTCCTGCAATTTGTAAATAATCAGAGTATAGTGCCGCCTCTTGTAGATATACCCTATTTATACGATCAAGAACTTCACGAGATGAATGAAACATGCACCAGGGAAGAGGCATGTCCTTGTACTTTGTGGTATCAAGTTCATTGTTGATGTAGTCTTCAACCAGTTTATGGTAGCGTGTACCTCTACCAGAAGCACGAGTAGATTTGGCTGTCGCTGCCTTGTCACCTACCCGTCTCCTCCATTTAGCTAGACCTGCTTGTTTCTTTGAATTATTACCAATCACAGTGGTGATCGATGGATACTTACCACCAGTAGGGGTGACATAGTATCGCTTACCATCGATGGTTTCAGTTACCATCTCAACTGGTGTTAGATCACCAACATGATTAAAGATATTCATTAAAGACCCAAGTTAATTTTACTAATGAGATAGGATTTGACTAGACCAGAACGAACGATGTCTTCAATGTCATACTCGACTAGAGAAAACTCATCCATGTCCTGAAGAATACGTTGGAAGTCAATGATACCTGACTTCTCATTTGCTTTTTGCAAGTCAGACTGACGAGCATCACCACAGAACATGATCTTTGTGTCTTGACCACAGCGAGTCATGATTGAATCAAGTTCGTGGAAGTTTAAGTTCTGACATTCATCGATGATAACAATGGAGTTATCCAGTGTAGTACCACGGAGGAATGAGGTGGACCAGAATGATACAGTTTCTTGTGCCTTCAGATTTTCATACAGCATTTCAAAGCTGTTGTCATCAGGCATCTCGAACATGTATTTTACCATGTTCTTGTAAGGAATCTGATACAAAGATGCTTTATCTTCATGGGTTCCTGGTAGGAAACCGATCTCCCTCGTAGCGACCAAGGATCTAACGATATAAACTTTATCATATGGGGTGTCCTCATCTAATACATCACGGAGAGCAAGGTACAACGCAACAAATGTTTTACCTGTACCAGCACACCCATAAGCATAGATATTCTGCCCCTTACCATACTCATCAAACATCAATCTTTGATTGTCTGTGAGTGGTTCAATTGGTAGGAGATAGGAAGAATTGACAGGTTTCTTCCTTTTCATTTGCTTTGTAGACATACCATTAATGTCAGGTTGATTACGCTTTCTTGCTCTAGGCATGGGTCACCACTCAATAGTTGAATTTCTGATTTTGGATGCACGAGTCATGATATCGTTCCATCCTGGATGAGTTTTACTCATCTTGTGTTTCCACTCACCGACTTCACCAACACCAGCAACACCTGCTTGCCAGTCTTTATCCCAGTCAGGATTGGTCAGTCTCCATTGATCGTATTCTCTTACAGACATGTGGAGTTCTTTAGTCTCCCCAGTCTGGGTGTTCTTAACTGGATACGTCGGCATCTTCTTCCTCCTCTTGTGGTTTCTTGTTGAATCCAAATGGTCCAACCTTTTCTTTAACTCGTTCCTTCATCACACAACCAGTCAGTGCCTCCATTACTTTCAGCACGTCTTCTGCTTTTGTGGGTCCTGGTCCAAGTCGTTCTACAACGTAGTTATACTTCGCGAAGAACTCATCACTTACATTTTTGTAATCATCAACTGTGATTGGTTCAGTCATTGCCATTCTAAAGCCTCGGATACTGTAGGGAATTGTTCAATAAAGATTTTGCGAGCACCTTCTGCAATGTCCATGTGTTCTTTCTGTGTACCATGTGCCGAGCGAAGATCGATATAATGGATCCATGATCTGCATGAGCCTGTCATGTAGATTTTTGTTGGCACGGCGAGGGGTAGTACAAAACGAGCACACTCCTTTGCAATTGATGCGTCAAGCATTTGCTTGTAGAGTTTCATTCCTGCATCAAAGTGCTGTTGCATTTTGATCTGGAACTCTTGACGGACAAAGGGATCGATATCATCAATAGAGTTCTGTCGATTCTTTGTGTCCTGTCGTCGCAATTCAGGTAGTGGGATCTCGCCTAGCAGAGATGAGTCTGCATAGCGTTGGGAAAACTCTTGAAATGTGAACGAACGGTGACGCAGCACTTGAGCTGCTACACCGCGTGTTGTATTTATCTCAAGCGTCATGTATGCCTGTTCAAAGACAGACCAGTGCTGATGTTGTACGCAATACTTAAGGAGTCCCGCTACCTTCGGGTTCTCCTGGTTCGCTGGATTGCTCACCCTCGCTACGTACCCCATCGTCTGCTCCGCCTCGGGAGTCACGCTTACGAGATTCACTGATGTCATACCCAAATCCTTTTCGTTTCTGTTCGTTTTTGATTAGTGCTCGTTCAAGCATTGCATCATAAAGATCACTCACCCCTGTCTGAATTTCTTCAGAAGTCATGGTGTTGATGTTTTTCATTGCTTTCTTCAGTCGCCTGACCTTTGATAGCTTCTTCATATTATATCATAGATTGGTTAGTCTGC